CACCGCCAGCGCGATCTTGTGCACGCCCAGGTCGATCCCGATCAGGTTCACAGCAGCACCAGCACCACGAACAACACCACCACGACCACGATGATCAGTGGAATCCAGCCTTCGAGCTTCATGTCACTTCCCTCGGATCGGGATCGGGTTGCCGTGGGAGTCCACCGTCCACACGTCGTAGATCTCATCGTCGTAGTAGTCGCCGAACCCCCACCAGGCGACCATGTCCTTGACATCGCCCTTCGGTGCCCAGGGGTGCATCGCCTCCACCGCACCGGAGAACTGCAGGGTCTCGTTGTAGGGCCGGTGATCCGAGCTCGCCACCCGGGGCATCAGGTTCGGGCCATCGCTCACCCACAGTCCTCGGACCAGAGAGCCGTCGATGATCCGGTCGCCGTAGTGCTGTTGGGGTGCGCCCGGAGGCGGGGTGTGGTGCGTGGTCATCGACCCACCCGAGGACGGGAAGGTCGACCAGGCGAGCTGGTAGTAACCCTTGCCCCACTTCGCGTCCAGCATGTCCTGGACCCACTTGTTCTTCAGATCCAGGTTCCAGTCGGCCACGATCAACTGGGCGTCGGTGGGGTGCTTGCGCTCCAGGTCCACGGTGTAGTCGGCCCAGTTGGCCACGCTGGTCAGGTAGGCCCGCTTCCGGGCCTGCCAGTGGTCTCCGATGTGCCGCCAGCGGTTCGGCCCTTCCACATGCGCCGGCATGTGTGTGACCGAGACCAGCACCTTGTGCTTGGAGTTCACCCGCTTCAGCACCACCGAGCACGAGTACAGCGGAGCGGACAGCTTGTCGGTGGTGGGTGAGCGGGTGAAGGGCACGTTGTTCAGCTTCCGCACGTTCCGGAACTGGCAGCGCCAGACATCGCTGTCCCAGCAGATCGCGCAGTTGTCCTGGCCCCTGGACTTCGGCGAGTTCCAGTAGCCCCAGCCCTTGGCCCCGAGCACGGCTCGGCGGTTGTTGTTGTCCACCTCGGTCAACGTGATGATCGAGCTGTGCTCCCGCCAGTCGTCCAGGTCGTTGTCCAACGACTCCGCAGAGCGGTCGAACCTGGACGAGCAGTGGATGTGCCGGAACTTGGGCAGCGGGTCGCCCTTCTTGTCCTTGTCCTTCTTGTCGGGCTCAGGATCCTTGGCCATGTCCTCATGGTCTCGCGATCCGCTAGGCGCGCTTGGTCGGGATGATCTTGGCCCGCCGGCTGATCACGTGATCGCAGGGCTGGTGCTTGCACATGAAGTCGACGTACTTGACGCCCTTCTCGAATCTCTCGCCCAGCTCCACACCCTGCTCATGACGATGCTCGTAGGGCTGTGGTCTCTCGATAGGAGGGTTCTCCTCCCTCACCTTCTGAACCATCTCCTGGACATCGGTCACCACAATCTCGTCATCACCCAGGTGAGTAAGGATGAGTCGTCGTACGTAGGCTGACCTACTCACGTCGCCTCTCGCCTGGTCTAGGCGTAGGACTACGTCGTCCTGCACAATGATCTGTAGACGTACACTCATGTACGTAAGAGTACTCCTACACACACCTACATATCGTTACTCCCGCACAGGGGGGCGTACGGCATCTCGTCCATGGCGTACGCCCCCTGCTCCTACCCACACGAGGTGCGACTCGGTAGTGGGTTGGCTCGTCGGTTCGCGTCGTTCTTCCGGGCCGTCTGGGCGAACTCGTTCACCGCGTTCTGCTTCTGCTGGTTGCTGGTGTGCGGGTCGATCACGGTGAAGATCATCTGGTTCAGCGCGTCCCGGTCCTGGTCAGCCCACTCCGCACGCTGCTTCTGCACCGCGTTGGACTGGGCGTTGTAGTCCGCCTGGCACTGGGTCTCGTTCTCCTGCTGCTGCCCCAGCCAGAGGCCCTGGATCATCATGATCAGCGCAATCACGATGAACGCGAACCCCAGGACGTGCTGAGAGTCATGCTTCTGGGTCATGGCGCTTCTCCTCAGGGGCCTTCCGCGGCTCCGGTGCGTGCACGGCCAGCGCAGACCCCGCCACCGCCAGGAACAGGGCGTTGAGCGTGTCTGGCGGCTCGAACGGGGTGAAGATGGACGCGACCAGGCTGGTCAGCCAGCCGAGCACGACTGCGCCGATGATCACGCGCACAGTCCAGGGGTCGAGTCGCACCCCTGATCAACGAGCCACGCAGGCTCCTGTTACGCCTTCTTGGGCGTCTTCTTGGCCGTCCGCAGGGCCGTCACGCTGTACCCGCCCTCGCACAGGAAGTGGTCGGTGTTCAGCCGAAACTCCTGGTCAGACAGGGTGCGCCAGTACTTCCCGGTGACTCGCTTGTCGGCGTTGTAGGAGGCGATCACGTCGATCGGGCCGTGACCGGTGCTGGGGTACTTCTTCAGCTCATCCCCCAGCGAGGTGAACGGCGCACCACGGAAGGTGTCGTCCTTGCTGTCCACGATGTTCTGGTCCCCGCCGTAGAAGGCCAGGGCAGCACCCTTCCCGTGCACCTTGCCCCAGTTCCCGATCGCCACGCTCAGCCTGGAGTTCAGTCGGTAGTTCGGGTCACCCGGCTGCCGGCCCTTGGTCAGATAATGCGCCGCTGCCACGCTGACCTGGCCTAACAGCTGTCCCTGATGCGCGGATACGAACTGCACCCAGCACACTCCCCGGTCACTGTGCTTCCCTGCGCCCTGCTCCGACTCCAGGACGTTGATCCAGCCGTCCATCCAGTCCCCGCGGATCATCGCCTTCCGGACCGCGATCCAGATGTCACCAGCGATCTGCAGCCGATACCCGTACTCATCACCCGCGTCTCGCAGGTACTTGCGCAAGTTCATGCTCGCCGGCCCGGCCTCGGTGCCGGTGATCCAGGCCACCTCCCGGTTCTTGGCCCGGGAGAAGATCTTGTTCACGTCCATCTGCTTCTGCTGGCCGGTGTCGAAGGCCTGCATCGAGCAGTGCATCAGATCCAGAATCACTGGTATCCACCCTTCAGGTGCCGCTTGAACCACAGCCTGATCGCGGCCTCCGAGACCCCACATGCACGCGCGATGTCGGTGTTCGACAACCCATACTCCCGCGCCAGGTACAGCGAGTCGGTGTAGAACTCGCTCGCTTGCCGTCTCTTCTTCTGCGCCAGGTGGAGCCTGGCCACCACCTGCGCGCGATTCTCAGTCGCCATCTCAGTCGCCGTTGCCACTGTCATACCTCTGTTCGTACATCAGCCGCTCGTTGGTCAGACGCCTACTTCCCAGGTCAGCCATCATCTTCGCCATCTCGATGAAACTCCTGAGTTGACCCGTTCTCAGCTTGTAGTACGGACTGCCCCTGATCACCCGTCGCTGCTGCTCCTCCCAGTGGATCAGCATGTCGATCTCCTTGGCCCGCGCGTAGTAGGCGCTGGCCACCTCCATCAGATCCAGGTACGAATCCTGGTCGGTGGGTGGGTCAGCCCTGCCCAGGATGATGTTCGCGTACCCCAGCAGCTCCTCGTGCAGCTCCTCCACCGAACCCAGTCCCTCCAGCACCTCGACATCGGTCAGCCGGCGGAAGAACCTCGGGACCTGATCAGGAGCCACCACGCGCTGAATCCTCATCCGACCTCACCCCAGTCGTGGATCTGCAGACACCGGTCGCGGAACGGGCAGTACTGGTACACCCAGCCCTCTTGGTCCAGGCACTTGGTCAACGGTTCCACCAGTCGCCGACCATCGATCTCAGCCCACAGATCCCGTGCCCGATAACGGGCCTCTACCAGCGGCACATCGTGTGGCCCGACCACGAACTCCTGGTACTCCTGGTTGTCCTTGCACTCGTAGATGAACGAGCCCTTCTTCCGGCCCGTACACAACATATAGGTGGCCATCTGGAACAGGTGCGGGGTCAGCGGGCCGTAGCTCTGCACCCGGCGGAACCCGTTGGAGTTGATGCTCTTCAGCTCCACGATCGAGCCCTCGTAGGCGATCCCATCCATCGTCCCGCGCAGCCCCAGGGCCTCCTGGTACACCGGTACCTCGGCGTCCTTCAGCCAGCCCTCGGTCAGCCCCTCCATCTGCCAGCGCAGGTGCATCATCGCGCCGTTGTGCATCCGCATCACGCTCTGCGCGCTCGGTGGCAGCTTGGGCATCCCCAGGAACTCGAACTGCTGGGCCCGCTGGCACTCACCCAGGCTCGAGGCGCTCACCGTGCCCTTCCGCTCCCGGTCACGGCCGGTGAAGGTCTTGGTCGCGAACGAGACCGCCAACGTGGAGTACGTCGGGTGGTCGTTGTCGGCCAGCCACTGCTCGTGTCGCTTCGAGACCACCAGGTCGGGACCGGTGTGCTTGATCGTCTCGGAGAACTTCATGTGGTCACCCACCGCTTCGCCTCGGCGATCTGAGCGTGGGCCTGAGCCGCCAGCAGCGAGGTGATCACCAACAACACCTCGTCGGTGCTGTGCGCCACTGCAGCGGCCTCCTCAGCGTGCTTGAGCAGGTGCTCGGCCTGGCTGATGTGCTGCTGGTAGTTCATGCCCGGGACAGCTCTCCGTACTTCTCGGTCAGGTACTCGTCGGGACCGGTATACAACGGCTTCCCGTCCACCCAGGTGGTCACCGAGCCCTTGATCAACAGCCCGCGCTCGAACGCCTGTCCCTCGTCGTGCGCCACGTTGTGGTGCGGCCGGCACAGGTACAGGTGGTGGTAGGTCTCACCCACCGCGTCCAGCAGCAGCCCGCCCCGTGCCCGGGTGATCTTGTGGTGCAGGTCAGCATCCTCCAGCCCGCACGGGACGAACATCCCGCTCGGTCGTGACTCACTGGCCACCATCACCATCGCTTCGCACCGCATCCGTCTTCCTTCCATGGATGAGGGTGGTGAGCACCCCCGACTCGTACAGCCTGCCCAGGATCCCGGTCAGAGACCCGGGGGAGCCGTCGTACTCCTTGAACCCGGAGACGCCGGCGTCACCTCCTCGGTGAACAAGATCGTCAAGATCAGTGAACGGTTGGAGTCCTTCCAGTCGCGTGGCGCTGATGTATCCGACCCCGTCAACGCTCTGTAGTCCGCGGCGGACAGCACCACGGCTCTCGTCGATCGTGTACGTGGCCCCAGACCGGTTGATCTCGGGAGAGAGCACACGTAGGCCACGCCGGCGGGTAGCTCGGAGATATCGGCTCTCCTTGGTTGAGTCACCACCTGCCGCCACGCCCAGGAGGGCCGTGTGGTACTCCAGCGGGTGACGCGCAGCGAGGTACGCGCAGCGGTACGCAGTGATGCCGTAGACAGTCGCATGAGCCCGGTTGAAGCCGTACTCAGCAAACCCGGCGATGTGGTCGGTGAGGTAGTCGATGTCATCCTGGCTCATTCCTCTCTCGGCGCACTCCTCGATCACCCAGGTCATGTAGGAGTCGATCACCCGGCCGGCGTCGCCGATGTCCTTGTTGCTGGCCTTCACCGCCTTCAGGAACTCGGTCAGGTCATCGGCCTCCATCCCCAGGGCCCGGAGCACGTCGATCACCTGCTCCTGGTACAACATGATCCCGTGAGTCTCGGACACGACCTTCTGCAGCACTGGATGCCGCTCTGGCGGCTTCATGCCACCGTTCTTGCTGGCCATGAACGCGCCGGTGGCACCGGTGTTCATCGTGGCCGGCCGGAACAGGGCCATGGCCGCGATCACGTCCTTGATCGTGCTCGGCTTCAGCTCCCGCAGGCCCCGCATGGTGGCCCTGCCCTCGAGCTGGAAGATGCCGTCGGTGAACCCGCTCCTGATCAACTGGTAGGTGGGCACGTCGCGGTAGGTGATGTCAGACAACCTCGAGATCGGCAGCCCGAGTAACCGCATCGTGCGGTCGAGCACGGTCATCGTCTTCAGCCCGAGCGCGTCCAACTTGACCAGGCCCAGGGCCTCGATCTGGTCCTTCGCGTACTGCGTGACGAAGCCGCCGGCGTTGTTCCCACGGGCCATCCAGGCCATCGGCACGAGTCGCTCGAACTCATGTTGGGTACTGGTAAGTACCACACCAGCAGCGTTTGTACCCATACCCTTGTACAGGTGTCGCTCACTGAGGGAGGCGAGCATGGACTTGTCCGCTGCCGGCACCTCGGCCCAAGAGGTGGGCCCCTCATCCTTCTTCCCAGCAGCGGTGAAGTAGCGGACACGCAGTGACCCTCGCTGGGTCTCACCGAACTCGTCCTCGGTGTCGTTCAGTGAGTAGGTGGCCCACGACCCGATCTGATGAGCGGTGAATCGAGAGTCAAGCATCTCGATGAGCTCATCACGACGGTCGTGGGCCACGTCCAGGTCTACATCCGGAGGCTTGGTCCGGTCCTTGCTCAGGAAGCGCTCGAAGCGCAGGTCCCACTTGATCGGGTCGACGTTGCTGATTCCGAGCATCCAGCAGACCAACGATCCGGCTGCAGATCCCCGAGTCTGGAACATCACGTCATGGCCCCGCAACCAGTCGGTCACCTGGGCCACCAACATCAGGTAGCCGGCCATCCCCGAGGCCTCGATCACCTCGAACTCATCCAGCAGCCGACGCCGGTACCGGGGTGGCACCTTCTTCGGCGCGAAGTGCCCCTCCAGGGCAGCCGTCACCCGGTCGGTCAG